AGATCCGAAAGTCGCGTTTGATGTGCTGCTTTGACTGTGACGGAACTCGTTTATCACGTCGCTGATGATGAGCTCTGTATCGCTCCAGACATCATTCCTATCGTCTTTGTCGCCCTGGACACGATCTGCGACGATGATATTCACTCCCCATTCCTTTTGCCCGTACTGCGTCGTGACTTGATCGATCAGGACGTACAGCATCGGGAACTGTGTCGCGTTCAGTTTCTCGAGATCTACTTCGGAGAGAACTCCGTTTTGAAAGCTCTGTATCTGTCCGTGATTGTTTGCGATCGTCTGAAAAGTGTCGATCAGTTGATTAAACGTCATACCTGTTCCTTTTTATTGAGTCGACATCTTGCTCGTAGCTCAGAAAGTTCAAAGCTGTGAAGAGCCCGATATCAGTCACTGCGTCAATCTTCAATATATCTCCCTGCGCGAGATGATGAATCGTCGAGTACCAGCCCCATTTTTTGCCGATCAGCCCTCCTCCTTCTCCTCCTTGAAAGAGCTGTTTATACTGCTCAGTGATGCGATGCCTAAATGAAAAAAAAAATTCAGTGCTCCCATCGCTTGACGAATAGGCATCTCGAGAAAGGGCTTCTCATTTACTCCTTCGTAATCCTTTACGGAGTAGAACGGGCCATGTCTTTCGGTCACTGGGCGATACAGAACAGACATGATCTTCTCGAGATTTGCCGTCGTATCGCTGCACATGAATTCGAGATCGGTCATCTCTCCGACTGTGATCTTGTCCAGGTTTGGGATAAAGCCGTACTGAATCCCGTCGTGCTCGTAGAACACATCGAGAGCGTATGACTTCTCGACTGGTTTCATCTGAGCGATCGTGCGTCCTACCTTGTCAAAGCTCTTCTGCGTCATCTTTCGAATCTCGCTGATAGGTATTCCCGCCAGCAAGGAAACGAGCCGCTCTGCTTTGGCTGAGTCGCTTTGCTTCTCCTCGTTCAGTGACATCACTCTTCGATACACTGGTATCGTGAGCTCGTCGAGTCGTGATGGGATTTCAAGTCTCATGTTAGAAAAATAAATGTCCGAATCTGGTCGCTATCATTACAGCGATGCTGATCGCGACAGCCGTCGCCAAAGATCCGACGAAGCCCCAAACGAGGCCCGACTCGAAAGCGTGTTTCTGAATTCGTTCTACTTGTCGAACTTGTTCTTCAGTGAAGTGCATCTTATCAATCATCTGTGTGTTATTTGATCCAATACTCGCGAAGAATCCCCTCGGGAGTGAGTCGCTCTGTCCAGAATGTATTCAGCGGACACGCATCCCAGTCGAGATCGCTCTCGTCGGTCACTGAGATGTGAAGAAAACAGATTTCGGTTTCTGGATAGTCGCACATCCAAGCTGAAGACCATGTTCCCAAAATATCGAAATCACATAGATCAGTATCACTCTCAGTACCAAAGCCCCCGAGCAGCAGCAGAAGATCTCCGCTGTCGACTGATCCCGATCCGTCGAGATCCCAGATGTTCGGACTCACAGTCTGCCAGCTTCCGAGCATCGATAGAATCACTCCCGAGTCGCTGTATGTGTTTGTGACAGTGTATGTGTCAGCATAAAGTCGATCTGCATACACTCGCGCTGTCGGATTACACTCGCACATGTTCTGTGCTGATACGCTGATCGGGATCAGCAGAAGGAGAAGTTTACTGAATCGCATATTTTCCAGTGTATTTCGGCATCAATAGATTCAAACAGCAATATCGAGCCGCGTCAAGTAAGTGATCGTTTCCGTCTTCGGGCACATTCAAGATCTCATTGTTTCGATCCATCTTCCATCGATAGCCCTGGAACTCTCGCTCGAGATTCTCTCCGTGATAGAACAGCTTGTTTCGACGCATTAAGTCGATCCCGTTCCTCACGCTATCCGGCCCCTTCTCCGCTCCTCTGACGTTCAATCCGTATCGACGGAGCTCCGCGATCGATTTCGGTTCTGCTGAGTCAGCGATGATCGGTGTCTTCCCGACGTTCATCGATTGGATACGCTTCGCGATTTGATCGTTCGTCATGCCCTTCTCATAAAGGAGCTCTTCAATGTACAAAGAGTTCTCGAGCTTGTAGACTGCCACCATTGCAGAAGGATCTGCGCTGAAGCCCCAGTCGAGCCCGTATCCGATCAGCTTCGCGTGTGCGGGCTTCTCGCCCTTGTGAGCGTAATAGATAGCGCGTCGGTTCGTCGCTCTCTCCCCCTGTCCGTATATGCGCCAGTATTCCGGATCGGTGTCACGGAGTCGCTCGATCTCTTGCACGAGCTCGGGGGGTAGATGGGGATTGTCTCGATACGTCGACTTGTAGAAGGAGCAGTCATCGCGGGGAATCACTTCAGTGTATATCCAGTGATGAACTTCGCTCGGATTGTAGTCGAGGATCAACTTCGGCCCGCGTGTACGGAATGAAAGCTGTCGCCAGTCTGAGAGCGTGAGCTCGTTTGCTTCATTGCAGAAGAGAACGTCTCGAGATCTTCCTCGTATTTTTTGGCTGTCATCGACGGAGAAGAACTCGAATGTGTTCCCGTACAGACTGTATGTGTTCTCCGATTTATTGTGCTTGCCCGGATCGTACCAGTTCGTACCTTGAAGGATCTCGAAGAAGTCGCGCATCACTGTCGCTCTGAGTGAAGGGAAAGTCTTTCTGACGATGGATATCACGAGCCCTTTATTCGGATTCGTGTACGCGAACTCTATCAGGCACTGAAGGATCGAGTAGCTCTTCCCGCTACGAGTCCCGCCCTGGTGGACTGAAATCCGACTCTTGCAGGACTTTAAGTCATAGTATGTCTTCGGCTGTTGCAAATGTCACGCTTCAGATCTTCCGTCGTACCCCTCGGGAACGGGAGTGAACCAGATCGCGGGCTTGTCATTTGTGATCGTGTGCTCTGATCGCTCGACGTATCCTCTCTCCTTGCCGATTGTCTTCAGATAGAAGATGATTGCAGTCGTATTCCCTTCTCGTATCTGTCCGAAGAGCTTGCTCTCTGCAAAGTCGATCGAGACGTTCTTCAGCTCGCGAACTGCTTCAGCGTACTCTTCATCGGACTTCATCCAGTTGTAATGTGTCTGACGATCTATCTGCGCTTGTTTGGCTGCTGAAGACACGACTCCGAGTGTCGACTCAAGAGCCGCGAGCATTGCTTTTTTTTTATCTGCCGAAACTGCCGAACTCATCCCTTCTCTGTTTTGCGTTGTTTGTACTTGTATGCAGCAAACAATATCAGAGAGATCAGCCCGATGTTGATCGCGTTCGGATGCCAGTGCTCCCCGCACATCCCAGTCGCATGATATAAGAAGTCTGTGAGTGTTTTCATTCGAGTTTGTCCTTATAGTGCTGAATGATTCTCTCTGTCTCTGAGCGATAAAAATCCTTGAACTCTGGTACTTGGTGCTGATAGTTCTGTTCCCATACTCGATAGAGTACATTTCTAAGACGCTTGCTCTGACTTTTAGGTTCGTCGTACAGATCGATCTCTATTGCGTCGAGCTCTTCGACTTCTGCTGTGTTGAACTTCATCGCTTGATCTGCTCGAAAGTACAGAACTCCTCCGCTTTCTTCCGTCGCCATCTGATCGATACTCGAGATGTCCAGGACTTCCTGTGTCGTGAACGTGACTGAGACAGTACGATCTTTCCTCCTGCGATAGCTGGTGAGCTGTGCTGCTTGGAGTAGCTTCATTTCTCGAGTGTTTGATCTTCGGGAGTGATCGACTTCTGAAAATACTCGTGAGTGTCTTTCACATAATTTGCAGGAAGAAGCCCCTCGATAGTCAGCTCGAGCTCTAACTTCCTCAGACGAGCGAGAAGAGCGGATTCGATTTGTGTCATACGTCTTCGGGATAGTAGCTGTCTAATTCTTCTTGGTGCAAGAATCCAATTTTTTGGAAAACGTCGAACTTATCTGCGTCTTCACGTGCGAGCTCTCCGTTCACTTGGAATGCTGTGCGCGGCTTTTCCTGCTTTTCCTCCGCGTTACGGATAATCATTTTTAAGGTATTTCGAAGATGCTCTTCAGTCATCTCATCGACATCAATCTTCTGGCCGTCACGCATTGTCCAAAAGACCTTGTTCGGATCTTTGAGATCAGCCACAGGAGTTGTAATCGGTTCAAGGTTTGGTAGTGATTTCATCTGTTTGTTGATTTTGATTTATTCGAAAGTGTACATATCGGATCGCATCGGCTCGTGAAATCCGGGATTCACTATCCATCCGAGCCACTGCTGAACAGGGCGAAGAAGCACATTCCATCCCGAGAGACGTATGAAGGGATCGTTCGTGAGAAAGTGAACGTCCCGCTGTGATTCATTATCGTACTTCCCGATGTACTGCCAATACCCCTCGTAAATAAGATTCTCGAGAAATGTCGTGTCATCAGCTAAAGAGTCAGGAATGAAGCACAGCTTTTTCGGCTCAGTGCTATACACGTTCGGAGCAGTGTAGCTCCGCATCGTGTTGAAGTTTGCGTTCCCATCAGCACGAACTACGCCCTCTTCCCATGTGTACGCATATCGATTCATGACTCGAGGATTTTGCGAATGAGCTCTTTCGTGATTGCGGGATGAATCGTGTCTTCGAGTGTCATCCATCCGCGATAGTTGACGGGGGTAGACATATCTTCCGCGTGTCGTACATCAGCCATGTACATCGCTCTCAGGACTTGCTTCCAGCTTTTATTGGGTATCGCTGAGTACAGCTCGAAAAAGTCTGTGCTCGCTTGCATGATCCAGTTCGGATCTATTCCGGTTGCTTTGGAAGTATCCCAGGCAGCGGAGCACCATTCCTCGAAGTGATGCTTTTTGACACGATTCCAGTCGTGCTCGATGTTTTCGAATCTCTCCATTTTTGATTGATTTTGCTCAAAGATACGGATTTCATTTGGATTTAGCGTACAGCGCGATGATCTGCCGAATTACTTCTTTGTTACAGCTCTGACATCGTTTCGGTCGATGACGCTTCCCCCAGATCCGATTGTAAATGCGGAACACTGTCGCGGCTTCTTTGGGATTGAGTTCACTCTTTTTCCGATCAAAAATCACATCGAGCTCTGCTATCTCCTCGGGAGTGAGATCCCCCTTGTACGGAAATTTCGCGTTGAGCCATGCTTTCCGATCCTCGCACCCACAGTCACCGACGAACTGCTTCACGAACCATTCAATACCAGTCGCTCGAGTGACTTTCTCGATACTGTCTCCAAGACCTTTCGACTTCATTTTTGAGATGTTCTTTTGCTCGATTGAGCGATTTTGAGAGTGTTGTTAAGCTGATCCCCGTTCCTTCTCGGATGTCTTTCAGCGTGTTTCCGTTATACCAGAGGACGCAAACGATCCGATCGAACTCGTTCATCTCGTCGAGTTTTTCGTTCATGAAGCGTATCGCGAGCGTAACATCGGGATGTTCGGAGCTTTCGTACAATTCGCGATATATGCTCTCGCGATGCTTCTGCTCCATTATGATAGGTCGCTTGTGACGTTGATAGTATCGCGAGCTTCCGCTGTGCCAGCTCATGCGAAGCGAAGCGATGACATATCTCCGTATCTCGGCTGTCTTTCCTTCTCCTCGGGTACATATCCCGTCGGGGACTCCTCGAGTCATCAGATCAGTCACTACGTCGTGCAGGAGCTCTCTTCCGTCTCCCTGGACGATCGTATTCGCGACTGATAAAAGATCGCTGTAGTTATTCTGAAGATAGACGCTGAACGCGCTCGCGGAAGTCATCGTACATCTCTAAAAGTTCGGGAGTGCTGAATTTACGAATCTGATTCGATTTCTGCACTATTTCGTCAGCAAGTCCGGATCTTTCTTCGTTCAGCCGCTGCCCAAAAACGTACTGCTGTCCCCCGTTCTGCATGTTACATCTTGGACACTGGGGGCGAACATTGTCTTCGTGCCATCTGACGCTGTACTTCGCCCGACTTTGGAAGTGCCCCGCTTGCATTTCGGAGACAGCTTTCACGACTCCGCATGTATAACAATTGACTTTGCCCGCTTTCGCGTACTTGAGTCGGATGTACTTCGAGAAGATGCTGTCGAGCTTTCGAACGACTGTGCTACGCTTTGTCACTTTTCGGATGTCCCTTCGGGAGTATATCGTTATCCTGAGTGTACTTCTTGTTCTCTGGTCGTCCGTTCTTTACCAGGTAGAGAAAGGCATTCACTCGGGCAAGTGCCCATTGACGCTCGCTCTTGACTGCTGGACTGTGAGACGTTTGAAAAGCTCCGACTCCGCGCTTGTACACTGCTCGCAGCTTCGAAACGCTCACTCCGTACCCGAGCTTCTCTTTATATCGCTCATTGAAGTCGTCGCTCTTCTTCTGAAGAATCTTGTCTACGTCTTTGGGCACTTTTGCTGTGCGCTCTGACGATGCATCTCCTGCCCCCCCTCTCTTTGGGTTTGGGTTTGGAGTGTCGCTCTTTGGTGCTTTCGGGCTTCCTTTCACTCCCCCCTTCGGCCCGATTTCAGCGTATCTGTCATGCGTCGCACAGGGCATGTGATAAGTAACCCCGTCCTTTGTATGCTCGTGGCTGCCCTTGCATCCCATTTCACGAGCGACTCTTTCCGCTGTCGCTTTATCTTTGTAAGCTATACGCCCATCGATCAAGACTTGATCTTTCTCGAGCTCAATCTCTCCGAGTTCTCTCAGCTTGTTTCGACTCCAAGCGAGAGCCGCTGGGCCGCCCCAAAGGAGATAGCTGATCGTCCCGCACTCTGTCGTATTGTTGGCATCATAGTAAACGCGAGCTCGAGAGAGATACGAGTACATACGTTTCACAGTATCGATCGACACATTCTGTCCTGCTGCGAGCTGCTGAGCTCTCTGCTTTCCGACGAGCGTTCCGCACTTGTTCCCCTCCTTCTCGTTCAGCTCGATTCCTCGTCTTGCGTTGTTTCGGACACGCTCTCCGTAATCATTGAAGCTCATTCTTTTCGATAATCAACGCCCCCGAGAGCGTACATGTTAAACATCTCCCACAGACGAGATTCAACTCTCGGCCCGTACACATCGCTGATCTCTTCGATGCTGAGATTTGTCGTGAGGAGAGTGATCCCGCTCTGATTGAAGTATCGCTTCTCGATGAGATCACTCATGATCGGAGCGTCGGTTTTCTTTGCGAATCGTGCGCTTCTCTCTCTCCCTACATCGTCAATATACCATGAACCGAGCTCGAATCTTTTCAGTGAGTTTGCGTCATTGTAAGCGTCGACGATGTGCATCGCTGTCGTCTGCTTTGCTCCAATCACTCGAGCGAGTGCCCGCATGATCGTCGTCTTGCCGACTCCGTATCTGCCCAGGATCAGAATCCCTTTTTTCAGACTCAGCTTGTTTATCGATCTCCCCTCTGCGCTTTCGCTCAGATCGTATCCCGTCTGACAAAAGTTGTGATCTTGAGCTGCATAGTACGCGAGAGAGTTGAGCAGCTTTTGATTTGCGGGCACATACTTAAACTCCGGACACGCTCTCTTTATGTGATCCGCGAGCATGCGCTTCGCTTCTGATACGTTGATCTGTTTTTTGACTTTGGGCTTTCGAACTTCTTTGAGTTGCTTTCTATACTGACGCTCTGCGTCGGAGATTTTTCTTGGTGGGCTCTTGCGCTCATCCCAGCGATCAGATACCGTATTTCCTGAGTGAATCATCTTTTTCTCTGTTTTCGTCTTTGAACCAGACTCGACGCATCGTGCTTTTCCAGTCTTTTACTGTGTTGCCGAACTTGTCAAGCCATTGTCGCTCGCTATAATAGTCAAAAGCTCTTTCACCGATCTCTTTTCTGTATCCTTCACTCTTGAAGAAGGAAGTCACTTCCTCTTTCGTGGGGGTACGATTTGTACCCATAGTACGTCTATCAATAGAGATAGAAGAAGATATACTATGTATATGGGTACGTTTTGTACCCCCTTCTGAAAGATTTGTACCCCCTTCTGAACAAAATGTACCCAGCTTGTAAAAGGATCGAGTGTCGCCAGGAAGCGGAAGATGAGCCGGAGCTTTTACCAAAAATCCCCCCTCTACGAGCTTTCCGATCGCTCTCTTGATCGTAGGTCTGCTCCAGAAAGGAAACTCTTTCTCCCATGCTGTATTGGATCGATGTATCCAATACTCGCCCCCGATCGATCTTTTCTCTTCGATCAACTTGGAGTGAATGTATCGACATCGACTCAGTATAACAGCGCAGGGAACTCCGAGCTCTTCCGCTTCTTTGTTATCAAACGTCTGCATGTATCCAGCCCTGTCTTTTGCAAAAGGCAGATGCAATATCGTATATATACTCGAGATCTGGATCAAACTTCCGATTTCTGATACGACGATATGCGTGAAGAACTGTCGCGTGATCTCTGCCGAAGTAGTCTCCGATACAGGCTAAAGTCTGCCCAGTGACTTCTTTGCAGAGCACCATAGCTGTTTGACGAGCTCGAACGACTTCCTGATTCCGATTCCTCTTGTACACATACGGCTTTATCACCAGCGTCGGAAAATGCATCTGTATCTCATCGATGATCCCTTTCGCCACTTCTTCGACTGGTGGGCTCGTTTGTCGTCGACAGATCATGTAATGAATCTGCGCCCGGCTCATTGCTCCCCGAGTTTGTCGCGCATCTTCTTGAATCGCTTTGCGAGACGATAGACAGCACTCAGATATTCATCCTCGCCCTCGGTGTAATTGTGCATCTCCCCGAGAGCACTGATACCCATGTGAACAGCCCACGAATTCTCGATTCGTTTGATCGTTTCGGGATCAGTGTTCCCCCCTCTCGATCGTGGGCTTGCGCTCGGATCTTTATCAGTGATCGTCACTTTCGGAGTGCCGTTATGATCTCCGTACTGCTTGTACCAGACCTTATCTGCTTTCATCCATCGAGGAGAGTCGCTCTGCGCGTTTGCTTGTGCCGTCACTCCGTCGTCGAATGTCACGATGAAGGCATACATGAGCTGTGTATTCCCGTCGGGAAGTCTCTTGTTCCAGGTTCCGTCTCCTTGAACTTGGCTGATTTTGGCTGCTTTCATAATTGGACTTTTGCGATTTTACAGAGAGTGATGAACTCCGACACTTTGAACTTTCGCCAGTCCTGCATTCGTCCCGATAAAGTCGACGGAGCGAGTCCCATCTGTGACGCGAGCTGTGCCTGTGAGATACGTTGCTGCTTGATTTGATAACATGCTTCCATAAAGGCATGCTCGAGCTTGTGCGATACGCGCTCTGTGTTTGCTGAAACTGTAGTTTCTGACATTGTGAATTGATTTGTGATCTACGAAATTCCGATACTTTTTTTGAATTCTGACAGCTTCCGCTTCAGTTTTTCTTCCTCGCGCTTCTTGAAATCTTCGAATCTCGCTCGCTGGGATTCTCGATCCATGTAATCCTTTTTGAACTGGTCGAGCTTCTGGTCGTAGCTCTTCTTTCGATAGTCGCTTGATCGATAGCCCCCTTTGAGCATTTCCTTTTTTCCCGATCCGACGTAGACTCTGACAAACGAGCGTACTGCTTCATCTGTCCATTTGAACTGATTCATATCTGTGATTTTTAGTGAATTACTTCCCGAGCATATCTTTGTACACTTGAGCAGTGTCGCGGCTGATATGGCTTGCGTATCGAGTGATTTTATCCATCACTTCGAAATACTTCTCTGAAGGCATATGAGAGATGAGATCTTGACAGATCTCGGAGTAAAGCTGACGCGCTTTCTCGTACTCTGCGCTGAACGTGGGCATCTTGTTTTCTTGTATTGATTTTGAAAAAGCAAGAAGCGGAGAGTCGCGTATCACCTTCTTTCCCTGACTGTCACAGGCTACGGTCGGTTGAGTTTTATGCCGGACTTACCGGGCACTCTCCTTTTCTTGCGTTTGTTTGATTCAAATATACAAGAAATATCGAGAAAGTCAAATACTTTTTTAGAAAAATGTAGATCAGTGCGCTTCTTCTACTCCCGTCTTCCATTTTTTACGGGAGTATTCGCACCACCACCACCAGCCCCCGAGACGCGGCTGCGAGAAGCCCTTTTCGGTTTCCCATCCTCGAAAGCCGTCACCGAGCTTCTTATACGAGCCACAGCGGATGTGATGGACTGTGCTCTTCGTGACGTTCATCTTTGAATTGATTCGCTCTGTCGTCACAGGCAGATGCCATTTCTGGTGATCGTGCCCGCGAAGGATGATGTCTGCGTCTGGAAACTGTGCTTGATCGATGTCCGCTTGAAGAACTCCTTTGCTGCGACGGGCATTCCCCCCGTATCCGTGATGATAGTGCATCATGAAGCTCTTCATCTCGGTCTTGTAGTAGAACTGCCAGCGCATGTAGCCGGAGTATCCTCCGAGCTGTATCGGAGATCCGAGAGCTTGAAGTTCAGCGACGAGCCGCTTCGATGGGTCTGTATGCTGTCTCTTGCGGACGTTTGTCTCGTGATTACCTTGAGCGTAAACTGTGAGAAGGTCTTTATATGGCAGCAAGAAAGTCACTGCGTCAGCTATCACAGCATCGAAGTAATCCTGCTTGCGATATTCGGGGCGCAGCCCTCCGGGTAGCGTGTTTCGTGGATCATACTTCCCGCCCATCAGATCGAGAAAATCTCCGTTCAAGAATACTCTCGCATTTCTGCTCATCGCGAGATCGAGATGTTCTTTGAGCATCTCTCGATCACACTTCGCGGAGTCGTAATGTACATCTGACAAAAAGAGAACGTACTTGCGCTGTCCGATCTCGACGTTCTGACTCAGCGTGTAGTGATTACGACTGTGCTGCTGCATGCTCGAAGAATGATAAACACAAAGGAGTAACTCCGATAGCGCACATCGTCACGGCTTCCCATGTGATACCATGAGACGCGATCTCAGTGCAAGCTGTCGCGACTATGACTGATCCGATCGTTCTCTTCGCGCTCCATCGCTTGAGATCTCCTTTCGTCTTGAAGATCTCTGTGATGTCGAGCTTCCCGAGAGCCGATAGAAGCTCACGCTTCACAGCTTCTGTTCCTTGCGCTTGTCGCCAGTGATAGCCGTGATGAGCGTATCGAGCCAGCCGAAGACCTGGTTATCTTTCTCCGTCGGTGTGAGATTCACGACTACCTTGATAAATGCCATCAGAGCGATGAGGAGCTCTGCCCAGTTTTCAGTAATGAAGTCCATGTCTTTTCTTTTAGGTGTCAGGGGGAAGCTCCCCCTCTGTAATATAGTGCTTGATGAAGTAGTTCAGATACTTCGAAACTTCGCGATCAGTTAACTCTTCGATCGGCTCTGCATCGATCAGATCCAGATACGACCAAAAAGCGAAGAGGAGCGTGTTCAACTGCTCTCTGAACTGGATCGTGTTTATCTCGCTCACTACATGAAGTCGGGAAATTTCTCCTCGACACTGAATGATGGACACGCTTTCGTGCTGAATTCATTGTGACCATGTAGCGAAGGATCATCGAAGACCATACAGAGAGCCGAATACAAAGCTCGAAAGCTGCGCTCCTGGGCTTCTGTCATCGTATCCTTCGGAGTCTTTCCGTCTTCCTCTACTCCTCCGACATAACAGATCCCAACGCTGTCTGCGTTATGACCTTTCGTGTGAGCTCCTGCGCGTGTGATAGGTCGTCCCCTTTCGATCGTTCCATCAATACGAATCACGAAGTGATAACCGATGTCCGACCAGTTACGCGGGGGCGATGTGTGCCAGCGTTTTATTTGCTTTGCTGTGATATCCTGCCCTTCGCGAGTAGCGGAGCAGTGAAGGATCACTCTTCGGATTTCTCTCAGTTTCATTTGTCCATTCGGTTTCGAGCGAGAGCGAGCTTGATCTCTGTCGTGATTGTGACGAGCTCTTTCAGCGTTTGCTTCACTTCATCGTTCGACGCTTCAAGCTGAATCAGTCTCCCTTTCAGTTTTGCTACTTCTCCGTGAAGTTTCATATAGACTCCCACGAGCCCTCCAGCCATCGTCACGAGTTCAAATAGTGTTAGTCCGCTCATGATTCAAGGGCTTGAAGTCGCGTGTCGAGATCATTGATCGCTTCGATCAGCTCGTTAATTTTGTCTTTGAACTCGCGCGTTATGCCATACGCCTCGCGCTGGGCTTCGTCGACATCTGATATAGGTGCTACATACATAGTTACGTCGCTTGGAAAGTCATTACAAGGTGAACGTCTCCGGGGGCAACACTTGCCGACTCAACACTGATATTGATGAGCTCGCCCTGTGAGATACTGGTTCCCGTAGGCGTGAAGGTTTGCGGTGTGCCCGCTGTGAAAGATATGTTCCCCGTCGTGTAAACGCTTGTCGATCCGTTTTTACTGACGACAGTTCGAACCGTAGTGCTTACACCGATCTGCATAGTCAAGCTGATGAGCTCGCAGTCCTCGGGCATCATTGCTTGCCCGTAGATTTGCAAACTGCTGGTATCGACATAATTACCACGAAGGGCAATGTATCGCGCAGCACCAGTGTGCCCGACATTACTGCTTCCGAAGATTCGCCATTTATCCGCGCCTCCCCCGCTTGAAGGAAGATTCGAGATTTGTAATTTTTTGCTCGTTCCATCTGGCCCGTCGGTCGTATCTGACGTATCTACGACAAGAAGTAGATCATCACTTGCGGGAGTTGTGAGCTCTGTTAAGCTGCTGACTTTTTTGTTCGGCATAGACGTAACGCTTTAATAGGTACAGGTTGAGTTTAGATGTCGATCCCCGCGTCTCTGAGGAGCTGCTCTGCTTTTTTGCTGTCATATACGGTCGATAAATTCATTCCTCCAGTGTAGTTCCCCTGCTTGCGAGGAGTGAGATCGTCGTTCGTGTTCGTCGAATACTCAGGGAAGCTCGACTGATTGTGACAGATGTAGTCAATCATTCGCTCGCGATAGAACTCCCCGATCGATCTGCTTCGGTCGATCAGTCGCTTCATCTCGCCCTCTGACGCTGGAGAGCTCTGCTCGGAGCTCATCACGACGATACTGTTATTCACGATCCGCACTCTCAGGAACGGAAGCACTTCACAAAAAGCGAACTGCACGAGTGCGGGCTGAATGTAGTCATTCATCAGCGTCTGATACGCTCCCGACAGTGAGTCAGCGATGACATCTGTCTTCAGTTTATTGTACAGATCCGTTCCCAGGTACGGCCAGATCTCGCGATCTTGAGAGATCTGAATATATGGGTGCGCGATGTCTTGATCTATCGAGCCGTTCAAAGCTGTGTCTTTTATCAGCTTCGTGACAGAGATGAAAAGTGCTTTCGCCATTATTGTGGGTTTAGATATCCGCGATTGGGCATGTCGATCGGAAGTACGCTCGGCTTTCCGGTTTTGTCTTTTCCGGGCAATCCTCCGACGTTCGGTAATCGGTTAGCAGCGCGCTCGTCTACAGGGAGAGCACGAATAATTCTCTGAGCTTGATTGACGCTGATCTTCTCGTTATTCTCTTTCAGATACGTTTGTCTCTGGAAGTAGTGATGGCAATTCGGGCCGCCCTTGAATCGGAAGCAGTTATACGTTCGCCCCCCATTCGGACCGAATCCCGGATTTACGTCGAGATCTCGATCGATATCTTCGCGTCGATATACCTTGTTTGCAGCGATCATCTTCCGACAGAACTCACGGCTTTTGTCCGTGATTTGTCCAGCGTAAGCGTATCGCACCTTTATCAAAGGAGTGTCATCCTCACTATCCTCCTCCGAAGATGCATTTGGAGTCGTGGAAAACGCCCATAGCGCGTCATGAACCGACTCTAAATCATAATCGACTTCTCTCTCATCTATAAGAACATACCCCTCTGGAGGATCTTCCCCCATCTCGATCAGTGCATCAGCGATCTCACTCGAAAGCTCGAAGTGATTGCATTTGTCCGAACACTTATTCGATGACAGCTCTTCGATCGCGCTCTCTTGTGGAGAGAACATCGCTTCTGCGATCTCTTTCGGGAACTGGAGCATTTGCACCAGCATCGTGATCGCTGCTTCTCGCGTGAGCTCGCCCGCTGAGACGGCTGTGATAAGATCTTTCGCTGCGCTGATTTGGATGCCGTTATACGCTTGTGATCCTTTGCCCCCTGCGAGATCGATAAAGTCAGCCGGAGCTGTCGCGGGGATAGTAACCTTCAGCGGCTGCTCTGAGACGCTTAGAATAGTCTCTACAGCGTTTGTAATCAGTCGCTGATATCCTTGTATCACTGTCGTGTAGAAGAGCGAATATGAGTCTCGTAATTCGTCCGCATTATTCCCGAATCCGGTTCCGTCTCCCTTCACTCCAAAAAGCAGAGGAGAAGTCACTCGGTGTCCGCTGAGGATCTTGTTCGAGAGCTCATCACTGAGATACTGGAACATGTCCGCGTTCGAGTTCGATTGAAGGGGAGTGAAGTCGGGAGCTTGATCGGGCCCGTCATTGAAAGTCAAGATCAGCTTTGACGCTGCTTCTGGGCCCGTGAACTTCTGCTTGATCTTACGCTCGATCGCTTCGCGCTCCTCGTCTGTCGGAACTCCATTCTTGAAGCCGATGTGCCAGCCCGGGAACATCCCGCTTTTGATCGAGTTCAAGTGAAAAGACGAGATCTGACGATCAAGTTCGATGTAGTTCGTCGATCCGATGTAGTCAGGTAGCCCGTAAAACTCAAAGGAAGGAGCGTGTCGCTTCACTTGCATGATCGTTTTCGGGCTGGTTCGATCGGTCAAGCTGAATGCTTTGTACGCTTGATGTTTTTCGCTTTTGTCGCTCCAGTCGTAACAGTAGTAAAAAGTGTCGACTTTACCTTCTTCATTGAGCAGCCCCGATCGGATAGATCGAACGGGTACATGTTCGACTTTGGCGATCTTGGTGCGAGCTTGATTCCAGATCACGCACCAGTAGAACTGTCCGTATAGCTTGAGATCGAGAGCCGTCTTGTAAGTGATCTCCTCCCCGAAAAGATCGTTCAAGCGAAGCCATGCTTCCTTTGACGCATCGTTTCTGTCCCATTCATCCGAGTACGGCCCATCTCCTCGGATCATGTCGGTCACTCCGTTGATGATCGCGTTATGAATTGAGCTCGTGTAATACAGCTCTTCGAGATACGTCGCGTACTGGTCATCTGCTCCGTATGTGATCCATTTTGCGCCCCGCTTCTCTTCGAATTGCGGGAGCTCATACGGGCTCGTGTTCAAGACGCTGAAATCAATCTTTCGCGTAGACATAGTCGGTCTGTGTTGGGTTGTATGCTGTGTATGTGCTCTCTTGGTACGCTGTCGAAGTATCTCGGATGTAGGACATCCCCTCTTCGATGATACCTATCACAGAAGAATCAGCGGGATCGAGATTCGATGCGCTGGTTTGCTCCCATATAGTATAGTCGTAAAAGCCCTCCGGGAACTGAGGAGTGTTCAGCATGATATCTCCCACAGCAGGAGCATCAGCAGAGCCCTCACGAATCGTCAGAGTGTCTTTTCTTGCGTCGTGAGCGCGGCTTCTTGGCAGGAGAAGAATCGCTTTGCTCGTCGCCTGACAAGTCAGCCGAATCAGCGTGTAATTGCTCGCGCTGCTCATCTTCTCCATCAGAGTGAGATATACTGTGTTCAGCGTTCCTTTTTGAAGCTGTATCATCGAGCAAGTGTTTAAGATGCTCGGGGCATCGGTTCGGATCTACTTCGTCCGCGTATTTACGCAGAGAGTTGATATATACTCTTTTCATAGTGACAATATAAAAAAAGGGGGCGTGTGCCCCCCTTTATTGAAATTCTGTGATCGGAATTAGCTTCCGACATTAATTGTGAGAGCTGACTCATCAGCAAGCCCGTCGAAAGGATACTTATCAGTACCCCCACCAGCAGAAGCAGGGAGCCAGATCATCGACTCGACTTCACGTCCGGAGAACTCGAGAGTGTATCCGCTCATGTCGGTTCGAGCAGCACCAGTCACGACAGTACCCCCAGTGACATCGAGTCCGTGATCGATACCCAAAAGGAACACATTTCCGTTCGAGTCGAGCACGAAGCACTGGCATCGATTCTGCGCCAGGGCGCGAAGCTCTTTGTTATCCTCTTTGCTCAGTTTCTGGAGCGTGAGAGAGAGCGTCTGCTCGTATGTAGTCGTACCTGTAGCCGCATCGCTGTTCACATTAACAGTGACGCTCGACAAGTCAGGACGCAGATCATACTGATATACGTTCACGACTGAGCTCTCTGCGATATCCCAGTTCGCGAAGCCCGCAGTCGTCATCTCGTCGTTCGTAATTGTAGCCCGTCCTCGAATGTCCGAGCAGTAATCTTTAGTGAAAAAAACCTTGACGATTCCTCCGATCTGATCTTTGCAGTCGACGATTCGTCCGGCTGAGAGAGTGCAAGGCATATCTCGAGTTTTTATGGGTTAAGAGATGGGGGGCACGAAGCCCCCCCTTCTCGTCATTAATTAAGCAGTCCAAGCAGAAGTACCGAGAACACCGTCGGTCGCGACAGCTACTTGAACACCAGCAGCGAAGTGCATCACGACGCGGATGTTATCAGAACCGTCGTACTTGTAGGTAGGAATGATCTCGACACGAGTAGTGTCAGTCTGCAAGTTCGAGCCGAACTTCAAGTTCGATTTGTAGGTAGCGACTACCAGATCATTCGGGATACCTGGGCAAACGTACACTGGATAACCCATGTAAGAGTTAGCCATTGCAGCGGCTGAGTATCCGAATCCTCCGTTCTGACCTTGACTGGTTCCAGCTCCTGCAAGTGCTTGCATGTAGAAGCCGTAAGTCTGAAGGTTCATGTAGAAGCCGAAGTCGGGCTTACCAAGAAGGCCCGAGTTATTAGCGACTACGCTATCATATACTGAATTCAATCGAGCAAGCACAGTCGTAGCATCGGTTACAGTAGAGCCGAAATCTACTTCTGTAAAGCCGCCCATCAGACCAGCAGTCAACTCAGCGTCAGTGTCAGCAGCTCCGTCGTCAGCGAGGAAGCCGTTACCAAAGATCGAAGATCCTTTCCAGATGGCATTCTCGAGTGACTCAGCTACTTTCTCCGCTACAGATGCGATAATGAACTCTTCGAACGCGATCGGCATATCACCGTTACGCTGCATCGCGTTATTTGCTGCGACGAACGTAGGGAAGATCTCTGCACGACAGATCTCTTGATTCACTTTCAAATCGGTCAGAGTCAGCACTCGCTCTCCGAGAGTCAGTGCATCAGCATCGCTATCAGCGAAAGCGCAGTTTGAAGCACCACCAGCGACCAGAGGATCAGCAGTGAATGACAGATTTTTAATGACGGCTTTGTGATTGAAGCCCTCCATTACATCGACGTAATTCTTCGCCAATGTGTCGCCAGATTTTACAGCAGCCGCGATATAGGGCAGTGCAAGCTCTCCGGCATAAGTGTCGCCCGATACGTCGAGCTGAAAGTTGTACTTAGTATTCATTTATCGGAAGTTTTGCAGAACGCGCTCTTTAATCGAAAGCTCATCCAGCGATTTAATTTCTTTTTTTGGTGTTGGTTGATGCGAGAAGTTCGCAGCAGGAGCGTCCTCGATCTTGTCGAGACGTGATGACATCTTCTCGATGACATCTGTGATCTGCTTCAGCGCAGAGCTCATCTCCTCCTTCTTCTCGTCTTTTTCTTCTTCGAGAGCTTCTACGACTTCGACAGCTTCTTCAGCTTGCTTCTCAGCTTCTTTCGCTTCTTCAGCTTTGATCTCAGCGATGCACTCTTTCACGATCGCTTTGATCTTCTCGTATGACTCCTCGTCCATCAGCTCTTCTTTCTCCTCTTTCTCTTCTTCTTTCTTCTCTTCAGCGAGCTCTTCTTTCGGCTCTTCTGGAGCTTCTTCTTTGCCGATCTGCTCGAGAATTGATCCTTCGCCAACGCGGATCACAGTCCCGTTCTGCAAAGTGTGCTCTCCAGTCGGTGCATCCTGTGGATTCCCTTCTTCGTCGAGAACTTGAACTTTCACGCCTACTTCGAAGCTATCCGCTTCAGTGACGATCTTTGTGCCATCTTGCAGAGTGTCTTCTGCAAACAGCTCGACTCGCTTCTGTAGCGAGCGGATTGTTTCGAAAATGTGTTTCATTTCTGATTTATTATCTGTCGATCTTTCGACGAGTTTATCTACGAAGTATCCTTCCACGGATAGCCCGCGCATTTTGCCATCTTTGATCCCTTTCCAGAGCTTTTCATCGTCGACTTTCATAGCGACCATCCAAGTACCAGCAGGGAAGTTAAATCCGTAAAGCTGCTGCTTATCCTTCTTCGGATCTTCGACCAGCCATGACTCATAGAGATAAACATCATCAGTCGATGTCTCGTGCTCTACAGTCGCAGCGTTCGTCTTTGATTGACGCATGAAGAGATGCGCGGCTTTCTGGACAGTTTCTGGAGTAAAGAACACTTCGTATCCTTCCCCCTCCATCGACTCGCGATAGATCTTTTTATTCGGGATCAAAGCAGGGCCTACGATCATCTGACGCTCTTCGTCTACTTGCGCGAGCTCGTACTGCTTGCTGAAGTAAACGAAGTTCTCCTCGATCGCGGGATACTTCACGAGAGAGATCGCTTCAACACCGAAGTTGAGCTCTTCCTCGTCGATTAATAATTCTCGAAGCTCCATCAGTTACAAATAGATGAACGTCTCTCTGTTTGTTGGCGTTCGGAAAATCAAAGAGATGACCGAAGTCGAAGTTCCTCGTTCAGTGCTTGAGTGCTCGTAACATCGCTCTCTATGACGTATGCTTGAAGCGGCTCGACTTCTGCTCCTGCTCCTGTCGGGATTCCCCCTGGAGCGGGGAGCTCTCCCCCTCCGTCGGGAACGATCGCACTCGTGAAAGATGATGACGCTCCCGCTGTCGCTGCTCCTCCTCCCGAAGCTCCTCCCCCTTGAAGGATTGCTTTTGCTTGTGATGCTGCTCCGAGTACGGCTGCGATCTGCTGCGCGTAAAAAATCGGGAACGCTAAAGGAGCCGCGCCCCCATATGGACTCGCTGATTTTTGAGCTATCACGAGCCCGTTCATAAATCCTTCAGCCGTCTTCGCTGCGATCTCTGCGATCGCTAATACTTTGGCAGCGTCGCTGTTCTCTTTCATCAGCCCTCCAAGAGCTCCGAGTCCAGATCCGACAGCCCCCACCATTTGCGCGTATGCTTCGGTGATGTCTTGAGCTGATTCAATCTCGTCTTTTGTGCGAGTACGTCGACGCATTCTGCGATTCATCTCGAACTTCTCTTCGATCTCCTCTCGCTCCTCTTCGAACTCTTCGAACTCCTCGAGCTCTCCGTCGTATGCTTCCTGGCGAAGTTTGGCTTCCGCTTCAAGTTCTGCTTTGATCTCGTCGAGAATCGTCTGCTGATTTTCCTGCTGACGCTTCAGAGCATCTTGCTCGATATCAAACTGCTGCTTCGCGGCTTCTTTAGCTCGTGCCCGCTGACGCAGAGTAAATCCAGCAAGAGTGTTTTCCATGTCGAGAATCTTCTGCTCTTGCTCAGATATCATGCCGTCCATCTCTTTCGCTACTTGCTCGGGGGTAGTGACCAGCATCGAAGTAATAGCGTCGTCGACATTCTCTACCTGAGCCCGCACAGAGGCAGCGTATTCGGGAGAAACAAATTCCGCCAGACTTGCGATCATGAGAGCAATTCCTTTCACTGGAGCAGTAAAGAACTTGACAAAGCCCTTCACAAAATCGAAGGTTTCCTCCTGTTCCTTGATCCGCTGCTCTTTGCTGATTCTCAGAGTCTCGATGAGCTCCCTTCGCTGCTGTAATTGCATGCGGAGTTGATCCATCTGAATCTGTAGAATCTGATCTTCTGTCTTTCCTGCAAGTTTCAGCGTGTTGGTTCGGTTGATCGCTGCCGTTTCCGCTTGCTGGCGAAGATCGAGCTGAGTTTTCAGATTTTCAATCTGCTCCTCTGCATCCATTCCCGCGATCTCGTTCCCTTCGCGGATGTTCTCATTCATCTCTTCGAGAGATGCACTCGCGTTGTACGTCGCTTTCTCAAACTCTTTCTGCTTGCTTATACTCTCAGCAAGGAACGAAACGAGCTCTCCGATCGCTACGACCAGAAGCCCGATCCCCGTCGACATGATAGCTCCTTTGATGCCCTTCAGAGCTCCTTTGAATCCTTTCGCTCCGGTTGTAGCTCCCTTGAAAGATGAGATCAGCCCCTCGATTTCTTGTCCCGAGGATTGAAGAGCTCCGATACCCGAATCAACTCCGATCAGTGAAAAAGCCTTATCGAAGTCTTTCGCTTGAAGTCCGGCTTTTTTACTCTTGTCTTTTACTTGATCGAGCTTCTTTTGAAGCTCGTCCATCCGTTTAACTGTCTCAGCACCTTCAACGAGTTGAACGTCGATGAGCAGCTTTGCGCTTTCCTCTGCCATTTTTCAGAGCGAGTTTGAATTTCTTTATCGGGCCAGTTCTGAGATCATACATCCCGTATGCCATACGAAAGAGCGGATCTCCCTTGTGCTCTGTCGCTTGTACGATTCGTATGATCTCCGGGATCAGCGATCCTACATAATCAATAGAGTTCGGCTTTTTCTTGCTCATTTGAGTTATATTGCGGGCATAATCAGACTCTGTTTTCGTTTGATTGATTTTGGTACGCCCTCGGGGAGAAGTCCTCGGGGGCTTGTTTTATCCGGGAATGACGTGATCTGCGTTCTGAAAAACGAGATCATCTCCGGCTTCAGTGAGCATAGTGTCGGCTGATGTCGTGGCGAAAGTCAGATCCTGGTACGTCGCGATGACTTCCATGAAGAAGGCACATCGAGCGTATGTCTCTCCCGTACATGTGAGCACGAGACGAGTTCCGCTGATGCTTGCAGCGACACTCCGATTCCCTGTAGCACTCGAGTCAGTGATTCGCGCGTCTGCTATCTCTTGAAGTGTGACGCGAGCTGTGCCGTCGACGTTTGACGCTGTGAAGCTGTACTCGATGAAGTCTGCGCTTCCTATCGCTCCCGAGCTTCCGTCATAAGTAGTCTGAACAGTGTTTACCAAGATTCGCCCTTGAACAAGCGTATTTATCGGAATCTGTATATCTCCTCCTGACTCTCCGTCTGATGTCGCTTCACCTGTGCGATTCTCATTCACCAAAGCGTACAAGCTCGAGCGATACACTCCCGCGTTCTCTTGCCCGAAGTCGTATGTCCTGACATCGCTGTTCTCGATGATTGGCATCCGCGTTTGACGACGATCGATCCCCGTATTGAGCCCCTGTCCTCCCGTTCGAGGAGTTCTCCAGAAGCATTTGGTCGATGTCGGATCATAGATCCCCCCCGCATCTTCACAGCATGCTTCGCCCGGAGTGAAGGTAGTTGAGCCAGTATCAGGATCGACGAAGCGAATAGTTCCGTCAAGAGCATATACGTCAGGAATCAAGCCGCATCGAGCGACATACTGCCCAGTACCTTGATCTTTTATCAGCTTACACTGTGTCGTGCCGTCGCTGTTTACAGTGTATCCCTTGATCTCGAGTAGTCGATAGTGAGTCCCGCGCACATTTATCAGATCGTTAAAGCGCAAGTTCAAGATGTCAGTCGGCTTCAAGTAGAATCGCGCTTGAAGAATCCGAGCGTCGGGATGATATATCTGATTCAAAAAGCGCGACCAGTATGCGCGAACGAGATTCTGATTGACGTACTCCTCTCCGATCGGGGGCGTTCCGTATCCGGAAGGATATTGATACTCCCAGTATATCGACTGAGTGGTGCTCGAATTTGGAGATGTGTCAAATCCCGAACAAAGCGGATACTGCGTGAAGCTCTCGCTCTCGATGTACAGAGTCGCTCCGACATCCTTCATGCCGTTATGATAGAAGAGAAAGGGCTGATCCGCGATCGGTTCGTGCTTTCCGTCTTCGTTTATCTTGTAGAGATGAGCAGTGACGAAGTTCGGAACGATCGTATTATCTCCTTCTCCCGTCGTGACTGCGTGAACGTGAACGGGCTTAAATTTGCTCTCCCATTTCTGTTCGCCCTGTGCGAAGTCATCCTCGACGATCTCTCTGTATCTCCCGTACACATATCCGTTCGCATCCTGTCGGAAAGTGTTTGACTCGTCCTTTCCTTCTGCGTCGGTGTAGATGATAGTCTTCTTTCGGAGCTCGTTCGTAGGAGAGAGAGTGATCTCTTTTGATAGGTCGAGTTTCCCTGTCCAGTCGATTTCTGATCCCGAATCAAGCCAGTCTGCATGAGGCTCGATAACTAAGTGACGCTCATTGTCTGGAGAGCTCTCGAGTACCAGGTTAAACCTGTTCACGATTTCCTTCAGAAACTCCGCTTCGGTCATATCCGGCATCTGAGAAGGAACGTGAATCTGTATGTCGCCCCCGTTATTATCGTACTCGACAAGACGAAAGTGCGTGTCATAAGTATTCGAGTCGATTGTTCCATTTTGAGCGACGCTGATACTTCCCCCCGTCAAATTTTGAACGAGAACTTGAACACTTACACTCTCTCCAGCTTGCAGAAGAAACGTCGCTTGATAAGGGCTCCAGTAAAAGACGATCTGATTAGTCGCAAAAAAAGAGAAGGGAGTGACGTGCTGATATGTGCTGCTATATATCCGGATCGCTACTTGTGCAGTCACTCCCGAGTTCGGTCGCGTGACATAGATGTTCCCCCCGAAGCGAGCAGTCATATTTTGAGGAGCCGTAAACGTGAAAAGCGATGTGCTCCAGAGCCCGTCGGGATCGTAGAAGTCAGATCCTGTGTCTGTGTCGAGTTCGATTGTGTGAGCCCCGTCTGAAGAGATTGTTTGATCTGCACTCAGTCCAGCGCGAAAACCGAAGAACGGACGCGCGTCAAGCTCAGGAGTATTTGTCCCGAGCTGCATGTATAGCCTCGCGAATCGTGCGCTGCTGAGGAAGTTGCTCGTGTATGTGTATCCATGTTTTTTGAAGATCAGATTCCATATCTCGAGCACCTTCATCGCTGGCTTGAAGCGAGACGGAAAAACACGATCCTCAACGTACAAATTATCGAAAGCGTTCGTCGAGTCGCTGACGTGCAGCTTTTCTATCGCCCCCTTTCGGCCATGATCGAACAGGGGGATCACGATCGTACCAGCTCCGACAGTTCCTGACGTGATATCGTTCGCAGTATTGAAGCTGCTGATGACGTTCGCTGCTGTTTGGGAGTAATCGTAATCCGTCGAAACGCTTCCGTCAGTGACAAAGATTGACTTCAGATCCTCGCTCTCTGACTCTTGGAAAAGGTTCGCTGCGTCGCTGTACACTGCGACACTGTAGATACCATTCTGAACCGATACGCTGCGAAGCTGGAGATAGCCAGCCATGACGAGAACGCCCTCATCGAGTATGTGACAGCGTGTCTTTTTCGAACTGTCGAATGTCGCTGCGCTGAGATTTGCGTCGTAGAAGTGCTCGAAGAACTTGTTATTTCGCTCACTCGTCGGAAGTTTGAACGTCTGACTGAACGGGCTGTTTCGAGTCAGTACGTCGCCCGCGTTCGTGTAGCTGTAATTCAACTGAACACTTTCTCGATCTTTGGTGTCGAGCTGTACGACTTCGGACTCATCCTGGGTATATGCGAGAAGTATCATCCTTGAAGCTCATCGTTTGAGTAAGTGACTTTCAGTGAATAGCTCGCGAGCTTATCGTTCACGCTCGTCTTATACAGAAACTGAGTGTCGGAGATGACGACTGGACGCGCAGCATAGTCAGAGGATGACTTTTGCTCGAGAAGATAGACTTCGTTCGAGCTGAAGAGCGAGAGCATGAACGGATTCCATTCTTCCCCGATCCAGTCTGTATTGAGTGTCTCTTCGGTTTTTACCTTCGATCGGTTCGTTCGTCTGCCCCCGTCGTACATCTCGTATCCGAAGTTCTCCGTTCCCCCGTTCGCAGTGTCCCAGTTTCCGCGTACTCGATGATACCCCTCGCGCTCGATCATCGATGTCTTGACAGACTTCTTCTCGAAGTTGTAGAAGTCCCATCCTCCGAACTCGTTCAGAAACATGATTCTTCGAGTCTCGTACTTGCAAGCCGTCGTGACGTTGAATCGATATACTGCTCCGCATACTGTCGAAGAGCTCAGAGTCGATGCGTTCGCAGCTACGATCTCAAAGTATGAGAGATCAGCATCGTCCATCCCTGTGTTGATCGTGCTGCTGTCTGATTGAGTTGTGAGATTCAAAAAGCCCGATCCGAAGTAGATCAGTCTCTCGTCGTCCGAGTTTGCTGTCGTCGGATCTTCTCCCCCGTTCGCGGTCACGTTCTCGATCGAGTCAGTGAAGATCTGTGTTCCGTCTGCTTCATATCCTGCGACATGAATGAACTTCGGGCTTTTCGTCTGGGTGCTCGTCGTGGCATCATTCAAGAAGCTCACGCAGTGACTTTGGCCCGACTGTATATCTTGATCGTATCGAAAAGATGTGCTGATGATCGAAGCAGTCTGTGACACTTTCGGGACGACACTGATGAACGTATTTGCTGTTCCGCTCATTTCGAAATTTTCGAGAGAGCCGCCGTTGAAGTGATCGATATCTGATGTCGAGAGCTTTCGATTTGACTTGATGAAAGTCAAGTTCTCTCCCGTGATTTGATTCTCAAAAATCGTCGGATCAGCCGTCGCAGATGTAGCGTACTCAAAGCCGAACTTCAGTTCAATTCGTCTCAGACTGTCGACGTTCTTCCCGAAGGGAGTTCCGGTTTCCGAAGCCGTCACTCCTAACCTATTGACGCTGTCGATGTACAGTCCTCCGAGCGTCCCGTTCGCATTGACTCGAGTCGCTTCGAGATAGTCATCGACGACACGATTGATCTGAAAAACACCACAGTCAGCGGAGTTCGGGAGCGTCTTCAGTCGCGCTCTTTTCGTTCCTCCGATATAGATATCACAGATATACTTGTACTTGAAGATACTCCCGCTGCCCGGATTGGTGTCATCCTCGACGACGTATATCACATCCTGACGACTTCCGACGACGTACTTCGACGGCTTTTGTGTGACAGTGTATGCCATTACCCCTCTATGATTAGTCGCACATAGTCAAGAGCATCTTTTGCGACTGCTTGAGCTATCGTGCGAAGATTTTGCTTTTTCATCCGGTTGTACGGACGATCTATGAAGAGACTCGGCACGAGTCCCCTTCTGTAAATAGAGCGACTTATCGCGCGGATCATTCCTTTTCGGGGCGTGAAGCGTCCGCTTTCGTCTCGTGTTCCTTGAACATTTTTCTTCACTGCCCAGGCATCAATTTTGCCCGCTGGCACAGATGGGAACTTCGACTTTCCGAATCGATACGGGGAATCTCCCCATGCTCCGAGCTGATCGCTTTGTGCATTTGCGCTCTTCGGAGCTTTGTTTTCCTGTGCCCCTTGAACGCCCTTGTTCACGAAGTCAGCATACGCAGCCATCTCATGCACGAGCTCGACTCCGTAATCTGTCTGAATGACTCGATGTCGAATCGATCTGTTCAGATTTCCGCTCGCGTTCTTTCCCTGTTTTGTGAGACTGATCCGATAACGTCGAGTCAGTTCAGCCCCGATTCGATCCATCTCAGCGGACGCATGCTGATATTTTAAGGTCGAAGGCACAGATTATTTTTCTCGTCTTCTACGATTGTCACGATCGCTTCCCATCCTGTCAGCCCATTGTCAAACCGATCTGTGAAACTGTTACAAGTGACAGCAGTGCCATTCACCAGAGATCCGAAAGTCGCGTTTGATGTGCTGCTTTGACTGTGACGGAACTCGTTTATCACGTCGCTGATGATGAGCTCTGTATCGCTCCAGACATCATTCCGA